CATGGTAAAATTAGAAAATTATCTGTAACTGTAAGTTTATCTGATCCAAAAGATTACAAAGGTGGTGAATTAGAATTTGATTTTAGAAATCATGAAGAAGGCAAAAAATTTAATATTAGAAATTAAAAATTCTTTAAAATCATTAAAAAAAGAATCATTAATTAAATTATATTCAGTCCAAGAAGAATCTACATTCATGTAATTATTTCTTTCAGTTTTTAAATTATTTTGTTTTAAATGCTTTTCATACTCATTAAGTTTATTTTTATCGTAACCATCTTTGATTAATATCGGTGTTGGAAATGCGGTTACTATCTCCATGGATTACCTTGTGCCCAACAAACTAATGAATATCTTGTGCCATCTACAACGGGTTTAACTCTGTGATAAACAAAACCAGGAAATACAACTATGGATCCTTTAGGTTTTATTTCTTTACATACAATAGGAGAGGACCCGTCTCTAAAATCAAATTCTAATTCTCCTCCAATATAATCTTTAGGATCACTGATATTAATTACAGCAGATATTTTTCTAACTTTACCACGATCATTAGCTCTTTTACCCATATCGCAATGCCAATCATAATATTGACCTGGTTTATAAATAGTAAATTGAACAGCTTCTGTTTGATCCCATTGGTAATTCCAATTAGCCCCTGCGTTTGCATCATGTAGATAAGAGTGTATTTGTCTATAAATCCATTTATCTTTTAACCATACTAAATTAGATTGACGTATGTAATTTGATATATTTTTGTTTTCATCTGATGTTATAGCTTTTTCTTCTTTTTGAGAAAGAGCATAGTCAATTACTGTATTACAAAATCTATCTCCTAACGCTCCAGGATAATAATAATAATAATTTTCTAATAACATTTAAACACCTAATTCTAACCAACCAGTTAAAATATATTTGTCTCGATCTAACGGTGGATTCCCTCTATGACAATGTGTAAATCCTGCAGGCCAAATAACCATGGTACCTTCTACTGCTGGCACTCTTTTTTTAACGTATAAAAATTCAGTTTCTCCACCTTCTTGAATAGTATTTAAGAAAACAGTAAATGCAACTATTCTGTCTCTACATACTTTATCTCCATGTTCACAGTGCCAAACATGATAACCCTCTCCCGGTGATGTTTTTTGAATTTTAAAATCATAAATAGCATGTTTACCATAATCATTTAATATAGAATATTTTTGCATATAACGTTTGTAGTTTTGCATTAACTTTTGAAGTATAGGATTAATAATATATCTAGCGTCTACTTCTTTTATATCTGGTCCATCGTGTTGAAGTTTTAAAACTCCAACTGCTTTATCTTTCTTTATGTGAGACTCTTCTGTTCTACTCCAAGCAATACCTAACTCATCTAATTTATTAAAGTAATCAATATACTTTTTACATTCATCAGATGTAAAAGTTTCTGGAAACGTGCCGATAAAATCCTCTATAATCATTCTAGAGGAACTATATCACAAATTTAATTAATTCCAATTATTATTTTTTCTTTGAGTTAAAACGTCCATAATAGACCAAACACCTGAAGTATTTGCTACGCCTGATACTGCTTTTTCTTTAACAACAACTCTACCACTTCCACCGTTTCCACCAGCTGGAAATCTTACCATAGATGAGTGACCGCCGGTTGCACCGCCTCCGCCTCCGCCTGTATTTGCAGATGCGCTTGATGCGTCAGATCCACCATTTCCTGAAGATCCTCCAGCTCCTCCGCCAGATCCTCCGCCACCTGCTGATCCAATTCCAGTTCCACCGCCGCCACCGCCTGCGTATGTAGTGGGTGATGGTGAAGCTGTTGGTGAACCTGTTGTTGTAGATTTTCCAGCTCCTCCAGATCCTCCTGTAGAACCTGATGAATTTCCACCAACTGCGCCGGCTCCACCGCCGCCGCCTCTAGCTCCTGGATTATTTCCTGGTGATCCTGTTCCTCCAGCATAACCTTCTACTGGATTGTATCCTCCAGCATTTCCAGCAGCACCGGGATCATTAGTACCCGATCCTCCTCCAGATCCACCAGGTTGTCCTGTGTTTCCTCCACCTGTAGATGAAATAGGGGATGATGATGTTGCAAAAGTTGAATTACCTGCAGTTGTTGCAGGGGGGAATGGTGAGGGTGATCCTCCACTTCCATTTCCTCCACCTCCTACGGTTACTGTAAGACTTGAATCGGCACACGGATGATCAGCAATTTCTCTAACTCCTGCTCCACCTGCTCCTGCTGAAAAGTGAGAAGTTCCTGCTCCACCACCAGCAACTAACAAAACATCGACTTGATTAGTATAAGTTTGTTTTGTAAAAATTCCTGTAGAATTAAAAGTAGTAATTTGTTCTGATTGTGTAAAAGCTGCTGGTGTTATTACTGGTCCTATTATTCCGCCGTTTGACATATTATTCTCCTAAATTGCATCCCATGAATTAGTATCATTGTTCCAAAGATACTCTGAAGCATCATTTAAATCAATACCTTTCCATTTATTGTTTGACTCATCCCATACACAGGTTTTTCCTGAAACGTCTGTTGGTCTTGAAACAGGTGATTCCCACTCACCATTTTCATCTCTAGTCCAACCAGGATGAGGTTGATCATGATAAAACATATCTAACGTTGGATCGTAATTCCAAAGTCCACCGCCGCCAGGATAGTATTTTCTAAAAGATCTGTTATATGAACATTGTTTCCAAGAAACACCTGCATTACTTGTAGGTGATTCTTCAGCAGATGTAAGTCCTGCTAAATTTGCTACAAAAGTTTCTGCACCTGTAGATTGATCTCCACCGTTTGCATCAACGTCATCATTATCTATGACGATAACTTGTAAAACTTTATTATTAGAATCTAATTCAGCAAAGTGTGCCACTATCTATGACCCTCCTTAACTTAATTCCTCATAATTGATAGTAATAGTAGCGTCAGAATTTGCTCCTGCGCCTGCTTCTATATTATCTCCTTCTTCAAGGTAGAGAGCAGTATTCTTATCAACTACGACTAATGTTGCATCAGCTGGTACAGAAATTGTACTTGCGATCATAATAGGTGATCCACCTGATTTTGTAATTGCTACAGAAATATCAACAGCACTTGAACCGTCAATATTTGCTATAATAATATTGTTTACTTTAAAAACTTTTCCTGAAGATCCTGCGTTTGCAAGAATTTCTGTTGTTAGAGTTGTATTCAAAGTCGCTTGAACTGACTTTGCTGTTATCGTTGAAACATTTACTAGATTTGGTGCTGCCATAATTTATTCTCCTGTGCTCCTTTTAACCGAAAACTAAAGCCATTGCAATAGCTTTTCCTGTTGTTGCTAATCCGCTACCATTTGCTTGAACCTGACCAGTGCCTTTTGGTACTAAATTAATGCTTATATTAGTATCATCTCCAGACGCCGTAAATGCTGGTGCATTTCCTGAAGCTGCGTTAGCGTATGTAAGTTCATTAACTGCTGAACCTGTTGCCGTTAATTTAAATAATTCTGCTCCATTAGTATCTAAAATAGATGTTCCTATTTTAGGACTAGTTAATGTTTTGTTAGTTAAAGTCTGTGTTCCTGTTAAAGTTACATCTCCAGCAGGTAATGTATCTATATCTGGGTTTGTTCCATCATTTGCAGTTGCAAATATAAGAGCGTCACCTTTATCAGTAGCTCCAAAAGTAAAGCTGTCTCCTGAACCAGTTATATATTTAAACTGAACAGTATAAGCCCCTGAAGTTGAATTTCTTAAAAAATAAAAAGTTTGAACATCTAAAGGTATTGTTACGATTTGATTTCCTGTGATTGTACCTGTAAACTCTATCATTCTGTGAGCAAGAGCTGCCCCTGTTCCACCATCTGTTACAGATAAATCTGTAGTTTGTGCACCACCAGCTATTGATTGTGTTGTAAATCCACCCGTAATCTGTTCAAAAATTTGTAAATTTGTATTAGTTTTTGTTCCCCATGTACCGGCGTTTTCACCAGTTGCCATTAGTTCTACACCAAGAGGTGTGTATGTTGAAGCCATAATTTTGTTCTCCTATGC